AAGCCGGAAAAGCATTAAAAGATGCAGTGAAATAAATATTAAATTGCTGACCTGGTGAATTCCAGGTTGGCGATTTGTCCGGTTAGTCTAGCGGTTAAGACACTGCGCTTTCAATGCAGTAACATGGGTTCAATTCCCGTACCGGATGTTTGTATATTTGAGAGTTGTGGGTAATCTCAAATGTCATTTTCCGTATAGTTGTTTCTTTGGGGAGAACTGGGACTCCCCCCTCCTATTCTGCAAAGTAAATTCACAAGGTGTGGAACCGACCTGCTAAGTCGTGTGATCCGACAGGATTGAGTTTCGATTACTCTGCTTTGCGTTACAAGATATGTAGATTACAGCCCACCTCCTGTGGGAATTCGTAGGTGAAAATCCTACCATGTAACTCTTGGTTATGTGATTGTAGCATATCATGAATATAAAGATAACCGGATTGATTCCGGTTGAAAGGCAGGACTACTCTCCTGCCTTTTACTTATAATTAGGAAATGGCTGCGGAGCGGCCTAACAATCTGGAAAGACAGATTAATGTTGCGTGTCCGGTAGGTCGAGGGTGCAGTCTTGAAAACTGTCTGGGTGTAAAAGCCTCTGGGGTTCGAATCCCTAACGCAACGTCCGGGAGAACGGTAGAGATGGAGATCTACGGCGGTCTGTAAAACCGTTGCAATTGCTTTGAGTGTTCGAATCACTCTTCTCCCATGAGGTTGACAAATTAAATCAAAATTCCATAAAACAAGTAGATAAGTTTTACTATGAGATGTGTATACGCATGGATTAGGTTTATTAGAAGGTTTTGTCTCTGATTGCAACAGATAATGAGCCTTTTGAGTCTACAAATACCGCAGGTTACGTAGGATCGGTTCCTCGGAGCTTTCATAGGGCTTGTAGATGGGTTCAACTCCCATACCTGCTATTACTAAGATACTTCGGTATCTTTTTTAATTGGATAAAAAGGAGGTGCTCTAGTGGCACAAGAAGTTGAAAAAAAGCCTGTACCAAGAGCAAAACCTAAAGCACCTGCTCAAAAAGTTATTGATCGTGCTATTGATGAAGCTCTCTATGAAGTAGGGCGTACTAAATTTACATGTAATATGTGTGGAAAGCTGAAAGATGCTTCCGACTTTTATAAAAGTACAGATCCTCTATGTACTACTGGTGTGACAAGAATATGTAAAATGTGTGCAGCAAAGTTGGCATATTCTGAAGATTTAAAAGGCAATAAGAAAGCCCCTGATGAACAGAGTGTCCAGTTAGCGCTCAGATATTTAGACAAACCTTTCTTTCAAAAGCTTTATGATGAATCTATTCTTGAAGCTGCTAACACTATGTCTGGTCGGCCCAAAAATAATACCTGGACTAGTTATATAAAAAATATATCTATGCCACAATATAATACATTAACTTGGAAAGATGGTGATTGTGGCAATAGTTCTACTCTTCTACCGTCTATTGGGTCTGTAGATAACTCTGATGAAGTAAAAAAAATGTATAAAACCAATAAAAGAACTGTTATTTCAGCTCTTGGTTATGATCCATTCGAATCTGCTGCTGATGCAGATAAACCATTAATGTATGGAAAATTAGTAGGTTTCCTCGATGAAAGTACGCAAGACGATGAATTGAAGTTAGGTGCCTGTGTAGAGATTGTACATAGTCTTAACCAATCTGAAAAAATCAATACTGTAATTAATGCTCTGCAGAAAACTCCAGAATCTATTATAAAAAATTCTGCTACTATCAAAGCTCTCGAAGCCACTAAAAAAGACATTATGAAAACTACTCTTGATTTGGCTCGTGATAATGGAATTAGTATTAAGCATAGCAATCATAATACTAAAGGTGCTAATACCTGGACCGGGAAAGTAAAAGAGCTTAAGGAAATGAAGCTTCGTGAACAGGAAGTAAATGCTTTTGATATAGGAACTTCTCAAGGTATGCTTCAGGTTGCGGAAGCCAGTACTGCTGCAATCATGAAACAGTTGGCTTTAGATGAAAATGACTATACTGAAATGATATCTACCCAACGTCAGAAGGTGTTGGAATTAGAAAATAAATGTGATGCTGCGGTTGAAGAAGCACGTATTCTTCGTAGAGAGAACGATGATCTAAAAAATTTCCTCAGAGATAAGAAATTGATTGATGAAAATGATGAGGTGATTGTGGAATGAAACAGACTGATTCTGGTATATGGGTTCCAGATACACCTACTATTTTTGTTAAGCCTACAGAAGAAATCATTTCTCAACGAAAAATGGAAGGAATGCAGAAACTTTCTGAAATTAAACAATGGGGATTAAGAAATCCAACCAAATTTATGGAAAGATTCATAGGCGTTGACCTTCTTGATGTGCAGACCTATACATTTATGAATTCTTGGGATAAGATGTATGCTCTATGGTTATGTACCAGAAATTATGGAAAATCGACATTGCTTGCATTATATTACATGACAAGAGGTATGCTTCTTAATAATTGTAGATGTTATATATGCGCTGGCACCAGTGACCAATCCATAGAAACTTTTGAAAAGATTGTATCTATCGCTAAAAATGAAATTGAGTCATTCACTGGATTAACTGATGTATTCAGGAATGAAGTTGTCATTAATATGACCAATAATGATGGTTTTATAAGAAATCCTGCAGGTTTTACTTATAGATTGTATAATGGTAGCTTTGTTAAAACACTTAACAGTAACGTCAACGCGAAAAGAGGAAAACGTGCGGAAGCAGTTTGTTTTGATGAATCTGGTTTCCTGGACGAAGAAGTATTTCAGGTTATTGAACCATATACAGCTCAGGATAAGAACTTTAAAATGGGTGGAAGTGTAAATGTAACTACTCTTCCTAAAGAATTGCCTAACCAATTACTCTACACTTCAAGCGCCAGCACTACTGATTCTTACTTTTATAAAAAGTATAAAGAATACAGTAAAGCTATGATCTGGGGTTCCAAAGACCATTTTGTAGCAGATATCAACTGTGAAATTATGTTTAATGCTACATATAGAGGTAAGATTTATCCAGCATCTCTGTTAACCAAAGAAAAGGTTGACAATGCAATGCGTGAAAATAAAGAAAAAGCTCTTCGTGAGTATTACAATATATTCACTTCTGATGGCGGTGCAGATGCCATCTTCAAACGTTCTATGATAGTAAAAAATTCTACTATCCGTCCCCCAATTATGTTTAATGATACAAAAGACAGACTTTTTGCCTTAGCATATGATCCAGCTAGATCTATGGATAACTCTTTTGTCCTTGTTGGAGAATATTATAAAGATTCTTCAGACAATTGGAGAATGCGTATTGCTAATGGTATTAATTTTATGGATCTTAGTAAAAAGAATAAAACTCCTATGCGTACACCTGAACAGGTCAAGAAACTGAAACAACTGATTCTTGACTATAACGGTGATGGAGTCGATGACTATACAAACATAAGTAATATCTTTATAGATGCTGGTTCTGGTGGTGCCGGTGTTAATATTGCAGATTATCTTATGGAAGATTGGTATGAAGAAGGACATGAAGGTGAACAGAAATATTTACATAGAGGTCTTATAGATAAAGAACAGTCGTCTGATTATGTCAAAAAATTTCCTAATGCTGTAGATAAAATTAAATTATTACCGCCTACTATGTATAAATCTATTATCTATGAAGCTGCTATTGAAATGATGAGACTTGATCTCATAGATTTCACTGCTGAGTATGATAATAAAGGATATTTAACAATGCTAGATATAGACGAAAAAGAAATGGCAAAAGCAAAAAAAGATTTAATTGCTAAGTATAAAGATAAATCTATGTCTAAAAGTGAATTAGATCGTTTAGTTGAAGAAGAACTTCAAGAAAGAAATTTGGCCTCAACTAAAATTTATAAACTATCTCCTGATGAGGAACTTGGTCTAGTACAGATCGACTCGCTAAAGGAGGAAATGGTTAATATGGTACGAAAGAAACGAGAATCTGGTAAAGATGGTTTTGAACTGTCTACAGAGAAGCAAAACAAATTGCATGATGATCGTTCGTATTGTTTCTCAATGCTCTGTTATGGACTCTCAGAACTTCGTAGAGAACATATTAAAAATAAGAAACGTCCCAAAAAAGAAAATATAGCTGCTGCTATGCCTATTCGTAAAGGTGTAGTAAGAAAAATGTTTAGTTAGGAGGTGAGACATTGGCTATTAAAGAGGAAAAAACAACTCAAGAGATAAAAAATTATGCTCTTAAACAACAGGCATTACAAGAAAAATTCGCTCAAGTAAAGCAAGCTGTACAGCTTATTGATTTAACTAAAACAGAAACAAGAACATTTACTGTATTTAGTAAAGATAAATTACGTCAATATATGCAAAACCCTAAAACCAATGAATCTAACCTTCGTAATTTGAGCAGATTCTTATATAGAGTTTCTCATAATTACAGAAGACTTATCTCCTATCAGGCAGAAATGGTAGATTTAACAGCTCTTAATGTTATACCTCAGATAGATTTTACTGAGGATGCGCATGACGATGAAAAAATAAAGACTAGTTATTTTAATACTTTAGTACAACTTGATAAGATGAATATGCAGTCAGAGATTTTAAAATGCCTATTGATTGCATGGCGTGAAGATACATTTTATGGTTATACATATGAAGATGATTCTGGATTCTTCATTTACCCTCTTGATGGAGATTATTGTAAAGTATCTTCTGTCAATTATGATGGCACTCTTAATTGTGCCTTTGATTTCAGTTATTTCAGAAGTCATACTGCCGACTTAGAATACTGGGATTCTGAATTTAATTCTAAATACAATTCCTTTCAAAGTGACAATACTCTTCGTTGGCAAGAGTTGGATCCAGAAAGAACTTTTGTAATTAAAGTTAACATTGATGATCCAACACTTAACATGCCACCTCTTTCTGGTTTGTTCGAACCACTTATTGATCTTATTGATCTCCAAAGTATTCAGTCGGTAAAAGATGACTTATCAATCTATAAACTTCTGGTTGCAAGATTAGAAACACTTACTAACTCTGACGAACCAGATGATTTCTCAGTAGATATTGATACAGCCATTGAATATTATAATAGACTAGTTGAATCTCTTCCAGATTGTGTATCTGCAGCTATCTCCCCTCTTAAAATTGAACCTATAGAGTTTCAAGGTGACCAGACTCAAGATGTTAATAGAATTGCTACTGCTACTTCGAATTTATTTAAAAATTCTGGTGGTGCACAGATTCTTGATAATGACAAAGTCTCAGGTACGACAGCTTTTACTGCTGCTATTCTTTGTGACACAATGATGGCTATTAAAACTGTCCTTCCACAGATAGAAGAACGAGTTAATAGATATCTTACTTTTGCTATTGGTGATGATCATGCTAGAGTAAAATATTTTGAGGTATCTCCTTATACAAAAGCTTCTAAAAAAGAAGAACTTATGAAATCTGGAGAACGAGGTGTACCAGTAAAGCTAGCCGTTGCTGCTCTTGATGGTATCTCACCTCTTGAAGCTTTATCTATGGATTATCTTGAAAATACTGTTCTAAAACTTCACGAAACATGGATTCCTTTTAGTACTTCTTTCACATTGAGTGGATCTGCCTCACAGCAAGTTATTGATGGTAAAACAGATGATACAAAAGGTGGAAGACCTCAATCCGACAACCTTACAGATGAAGGTGAAAAAAGTAGAGAATCAGAAAAGTCCAGTGAACAGGAGGGATAATAGATGAACAAACATTTTATCCGAACTGCTGACCAGGAAACAGCAAATATTTTAAAATCTATTGGCTTTCCTCAGGTCGGCTATACTAAAGGTATCTATACATTTGCAAATTGTTCATCTCTTTCTTTTGCAAATGTAAATATAGATATAAACAAGCTAACTTATACCGATATTTATTGTGCAAGTTAGTACTCCTCTTCTATGAGGATAAAAATACACAATAGAAAGGAGGCTAACATGAAGAAAAAAGTACTTACATTAGATGATCTCTATTCTTTTTTTGAACAGAGGAATCAGACAACTGTATTCAGTGCCAAAGAGTCTGGATATAATATTGCAGTTCAGGTTCCGGCAAAATTTGAATTAGAAGATTCTGATGAAGATGATGGTTTTTTACGAACTAAATTCAAAGTAAACCATTTATATGAAAATAGAAATAAATCTTATATATCTGAAGAAGCTCAGTTAGAAGCTTTACCGTCTTTACACTATAGACCAGTTCTGGCCGCTATTACCACTTTATCTGATGGAACTACTGATTTTACTTCTCATGCTATGGAATTTGATGATGAAGGAAACATTACATACATTGAGCAACCTATTGGTGTTTTTGTCAATCCTGAAGGATATCATCTTGAGTATGATAAAGAACATGATAAAACATATGTTATTGCCGATGCGGTAATTTATAACGATTATTGTGCTCCAGCATGTGAAATTATTCAGCGTAAACAAGGAAGTAAAGTAAGTTGTGAATTAAGTATTTCAGAACTCTCTTTTGACACTAAGGACAAAGTGCTTCACTTAGATAAATTCAGATATAATGGTGTAACTTGTTTAGGCACTGATCCTATCACCGAGAAACCCGTTGAAGAAGGTATGGAGGGTGCCAGATTAGATATTGCTGATTTCAGTGAAGAGAATAATAGTCTTTTTACTAATACAGAAGAAAAATTACTAAAGGTTATTCAGTCTTTGCAGGAGACTCTTGCTAAGTTTGAAATTGAAGAACCAACGAAAGGAGGAAACCAAACGTTGAAACTCAATGAATTATTAGAGAAATACTCTAAAACTGTTGAAGACCTTGACTTTGATTATGAGTCTATGTCCGATGAAGAGTTAGAGGCTAAGTTTGCTGAATTATTCGAAGGTACAGAAGATCCAGACGAACCGGTAAAAGAACCAGTTGCTGATCCGGAAGCTGATCCAGAATCAAATGACAATTCAGAGTTTAGCAATAAAAAAAGATATACAAAAAAAGAAAATGGTAATACTGAAGTTACTTTTGAAATTAGTCATGAAGATGTAAGAGGTGCATTATATACTCTTCTGTCTACTTGGGAAGAAAATGATAATGAATGGTATTTTATTAATGCTACATATGATGACCATTTTGTATATAGCAACTGGGATGAAAGTAAAATTTTCCGTCAGGGCTATACAAAAGATGGTGATGCAGTATCTCTCTCAGATGAAAGAACAGAATTATTTAAAGAGTATCTTACACTTTCAGAAAAAAGTGAATTAGAAGAACTCAGAAGTAACTATGCTGCTCTTCAGAATAGAATTAATGAGTACGAATCAAAAGATAAAGAAGCTGTTCTTGGTGCTGAAATTTACACTGAACTGAAAAATAGAGAAGATTTTAAAGAACTGATCAAAAATCAGGCTATCTACAGTGTAGAAGAAGTACAGACAAGAGCCGATGCTATTTTAGGTAAATATGTTAAAGAAAAAGGCACTTTCAACTATCAGCAGAAACCTAGTGCTATTGGTTTTACTGAACCTAAGAAAGCTAAGAAACCATATGGAAGTTTATTTAAGGATTGAGCTATCAAATAGCTCTTTTTTATTGCCTAAAAATATTTAAAGGAGGAAATAAAAATGGCATCTAATTTTCAGAAATTTATGGCCACTGCTGAAAAACACGCTGTTGCTGGTAGCTCTAAGCTGAAAGCTACTATTGCAGGTCATATTTATAACATTCAGATTGAAGAAGATCTGGACAACGGATCAATTGTTGCAAAAGGCGATTATATCAAACCGGAGACTTATAAAGCTAAAGATTCTACTGGTTTTGCTGGTGTAGTACTGGATAAAGCAGCTAACGGAAATTGGTATGTAGAAGTTAAAACACCAGGAGATGCTCTGTTACTGCTCCAGGTACCAATGTTATACGAAGAGTATACTACCGCTCTTAAACATGAAAGTAATTTCTATAACGCAAATGGTGACATCGTTCGAGCATATGAGCTTTATGTAGGTGATGTGTTTGAAGTATCATCTGAAGGATTTAGTGGTACTCCTACTAAAGGTGCAACTGTAACTGTAGCAGACAAAAAGCTGACAATTGGTTAATGAAAGGAGGAATACATAATGAAACTTAATTTTTCAAGTAATGAAGTAAGAAATATTTTTGCTGAAAATGATTATGCAGAGTACTCCCAGCTTATGTTTGACACAGCTAAGGGAGAAGAAAAAGTATCTACAAAAGATGCTAATAATAAAATCAGAGAGATTATGTTCTCTGTACTTGGAGTAGATGAAAACTGCTCAAGAAAAGAACTTAGAAAAGCTATTCGTAGACATAAAATTGATGTATTTGAAATTATCGAAGAGACAGTAGAGAATCTGCTTGTTTCTGGTTGGGGAGAAAACCCATTCTTCAATGAATTTGTAGAAATCAAATCTATGGCTGACGGTGATACTAATGAGTTCTATGTACCGGATGAAGTTATTCTGACAGTGTCTGAACTTTCCGGTAACCATCATGACCTTGACAATAATAGGGTCCGTATAGCGTAAGCTGTATGAAAAAATATGCATTTAATTGCTGGAAAATCCTAAAGCTATTCAAGCTACAACATAATACCGTATAGGTATAAATGTGAATGCGACGAAAGTAGAAAAAATTGAATAGATAGTGCATGGTTAAATCCTAAACACTTTAATAATGGACAATCAGCAGCTAAGACCGAAAGGTAATGTTCAACGACTATCCCTTTGGTGAAGAGATTCACAACAGGAGTACGGCTCAAGTGAGTGGGTGAAACCCCCTTAAATGGAAATGGTGCGCTCGGCATATCCGGGAAAAGATATAGTCTGTTCTCATATGAAAATATGAGGAGCTATGGCTCAACAGGGTTAACGCCCCTATAAAATTATTTTCCAAAATACAATTGAAATGAGATGAACGAATGCAAAAAGATACATTGGTATCTGGTATTTATTGCATTGAAAATTTATCAACTAATAAAAAATATATTGGACAATCTGTAAATATCTATGAAAGATGGAAAAAACATATCAGTGAATTAAACAGTGGATTACATCATAATGATTATTTACAAAAAGCATGGAATAAATACGGTATCGAAAATTTCAAATTCTATGTTTTAGAATACTGTCCTATTGATAAATTAAACGAAAAAGAGATTTATTATATAGACTACTATGATACTCTTAATAGAGATAAAGGATACAATTTAAAATCAGGTGGTCAAGATCATAATTCTTATTCTACAGAGTCTCGCCGTAAGATGAGCGAATCTGTAAAAAAGTCTTACTTAAATTCAAATCTAAAATCAATCCGAAGTTCTGATGCAATAAATCAGTGGAAAAATCCTAAAATAAAAGAAAAAATAACAGGTAAAAACAATGGTATGTATGGTAGACATCACACTGAGGAAGCTAAAAAGAAAATAGCTGACGCAAAAATAGGTAAACCATCAAGCAGAAGAAATACTACTCCTGTTTTTTGTATTGAATTAAATAAAGAATTTAAAGATGCTGCAGAAGCAGCAAAAGAATTATCACTTGATAGTTCTGCAATATTAAAAGTCTGTCGCAAGCAGAGAAAAACTTGTGGCGGTTATACATGGGAATTTTTAAATAT